TGTACCAGGGAAAATTACCAAAGATCCTGGCTTTGGCTTTAACTGTAAATCCTTATTGCTAAAAAATAGTTCACCGCCATTATAGTTATCATTTAAATATATAATGGTTGCATAATTAATTGATGGATCTGTGTGCTGGTCTGTATGAGCCTTTAACTCAACTCCATCCTGCATTCTTTGAAAAGTCTTTAGCCCACTAGCCTCTAGTTTTGGATCCACCAATGCAACTAAATTATCTAATCTTTCTATAACATTTCTAGTAATTGGCTCTGATTTAAGATCATAGTTTTTGTCTTGCCAGCCCTGAGTTATTTCAAACTTTCCTTCAGCAACAAGATTTTCAACATCGTCTCTTCCAAACTTCTCCATACAAAACCTTTTAAGATTTTTTGTATACTCTATCATCCAGTCATCTTCTGACAGGTTGTTAATAATGTTGTGCAAAGAATCTAATTCATCTTTAGACAAAAAATCTTCTACGACAATGACTTGACTTACTGGCTCTTGAACTATAAACCCGTCATCTTCTAATTGCTTTTTTAGAAAAGTTTCCATTTATGACAACTCCTCAACCTTATATGGTTTGCCATTAATATCTAATTTATATCCATCTTTTAGAAGTTTTTGCCACTCTTCTTTTTCAACCTTTTGAGCATCTCTAATCTTTTGCATTTCTTCTTTCCACTGTGCTCTAAGTTCTTCTGGATAGGCATCCTCTTCACGATCATCCCAGAAAGAGCCAATTGTGTATCTTACACCACTGGTAATCATTGTTACTTCATGCATGTTGTTAAATCCCCCGTCAAAAACAGCAAGCATTCCAGTTTTTGGTTGAATTTCTATATCTTGATCTGGGAACCTAAGAAGACCACCTTCAAAATTATTATTTAAATATAAAAACCCTGCATATCTACTTCTTGTAAATGCTCCAGAGTTCCCTTTTTCATCAGTGTTGTCTGAATGAACTCTTGCGTATGCTCCAGGCTCCCACTTTTGTGTGTGGTACCCAATTTTACAAATTGTTTTTGGATCTAGGTCGTGAACTGATGCAATGGCTTCTGGCATAATATTTTCAATATCTGAAAATATTGTTGGTGACAGACCAGCATCAATTACTTCTTGGTCATTATCTTGTGGCAAAACAGAGGAATATGATTCATAAAAAGATATTGGCATCCAGGAGATTTTTCCATTTTCTGCCTGTGAGTCTAGTGCATTAATCATTTTTTGACAGTCTTCATCACTGAGAAAATTTTCATAAACTACTATATCTTTAGTAATTCTCTTCTTATTACTTAGGTTCATATTATTCTCACTCCATTTTTTATTTCGTTTCTTTGTGGATGTTGTTCTCTAAATGTTTGTTCTAGTCTTGGCTGCATTTTTGCCCAAGTTTCTTTTCCAAACTTTTGTTCGTTTTCATACCACTGATCTGTTCCTGTTTGATATTTTTGCCAATACATTCTTGCTAAATATTTATTTTTATTATAAGATGGCATTACACCATGCAGGTATGGCTTTCCATCTTCTGTTAAATACTCTGGATGACCTGATGGGAAAACTAAAAGATCTCCTGCTTCTGGCTTATATTTTACAAGTTTGTCACCCATCACAAAATCAACTTCCCCTCCTTCATAGTCATCGTTAAAATAAATAGTACAGGTTATTACAAATTTATATCCTGGAGCATCTGCCTGCTCTGGCATGTAGTCTGAATGATATCTCATTCCATGTTTTTGGGTTTCATTACTTATATGGTATTTTCCAATTGTTCCTCCAGACCATCTCCACACAGGAAGAGGATAGTTATGCTCATCAATAAATGTTGCATCAAAATCTACATCTATGTTATACATTTTAATGTAGTCTCTTGTAACTAAATGAAAGTTTTCCATCATTTCTATGCCAAAGTTTTTTTGATCTTCTTGAGTTGGTGTATTAGTTTCAATTTCTTTTAAATTTCCATAATCGTCATTCATACGAAAACTTGGTGTTATTGGATCTAGATACTCTCCAAAAATACTCCATTGTGTCCAAGGACTAAAAACTCTGTCCTCTGTTTCAACTAAAGAATCTGTTAAAATCTTATAGGACTTTGATATATCCTTAAACATATTCTTATATACACGAATATGAGGATATATCTCAATTGACTCTAAAACTCTTTCTGTCATGGCTTTCTATCACCTGTATGCTCTGTAATTTCCCAAAAGAATGGGCATGTAAATCTGAGGCCACTCTTTATCTCTGTGACTCCATGAATATAGTTTTTATCCCCTGGGAAAAAGTATGCAGCGCCTTTCTTTGGCTTAAACTGTACACCCTGCAATGGAAAGTATAGTTCTCCACCTTCATAATCATCGTTCAAATAGAACAAACTTGAAAGATCGTAGTTAGGAAAATCATTGGGTGTGCCAGCATCTGGACCTTCGTGAAGTTCCTTGTCTGCATGTGGATTTTGTAATTGTCCTGGAAGCCATTTAACAATTGTTGTTCCAGTTGGTACTACCTTGACTTTGTAAAACTCTTCCACAATTGGCTGAAGTCTTTTAAACAGACCTGCGATTACTGGAGAGATTGCTGGATCATTTTTATCTAAGGAAGGCTGTGTTGCAACACGATCTTTCCAATATGAAGCATCATATACAACAGTTCCATTTTCATTTACATGACTTTCAGTCACATCCCATATTGTTAAAGACTTTGCAGCCTTCTCCAGAAAATCAATTTCTTCTTGAGTCATAAAGTTTTCTAATTCAACGATCATGTCTGGACTACTACCAAAAAATCCAGATGGGGTTAAGGATGCTGTTCTTTTGACAACTTTCATTTCTTCATTAGTATTCATCATAACATTATATCTCTTTTTTCTCTAGAATGTAGTTGTTCTGAAAGGATGTATTATCTATAACGGACAACTTTAACGTTTTTGCTTCATGTCGACCAACCGACTCTCCCTTTTCATTTACGGCATCTCTATACCAGTCAGTCCATTTTCCAGTCTGATTGATAACCTGTGCTGCCTCGCCATACTCTCTATTGGATTTTTGGCGCTTTTGGTCAATGTCAGAATAGTCAACAAGATTAATAGCAGTATTATTTAGCATTGTCAAAGATATTGGAATTACAGTAGCAATAACTGTTCCTGCCTCTATCAAAACCTCTTTATTTGGCACCCTTGCTTTAATTGCTAGGGGAATTGGATTATCATAAAAAGATGTACTAATCAGCGATGACATTGTTTCAAAGTCTGGATTAAAAGAATTTACAGGATTAATAGTAAGCAAACTAATATCTTCTTCTGATCTAAATACTAGCCCAGTACTAAAACTTATCGTAGATTGCCCACGACCAGTGTATAAGTACTGTTTCTCATCCAAAATTTTAATTGTTTCCGAACTTGTATCATTTACTCCGTTCCAAATAAAACGAATATCCTCTGTGCATGAAAGACTCCAGCCAACCATATTTGCCTGTCCTACTGGAAAGCATCTATAGGCATGGCCTTGTGGAGTTTCATCCATCCAATCTCTTTTAATAGACATTGGTGAAATCACAACTGGGCATCCCATCATTTTTTCAACGGATAAATTAATCATTGATGATCTCTATGCCCTAACTTATTTATGTCAGTCATAATTACAACACAGTACTTTGTTCCTGACTTCATTGGAAGAGATGCATGTTCATAAATATAGTTTGAAGGAAATACTGCTATATCTCCAACTCTTGGCGTATGAACATAGTTGTCTAGTCTTGGGAACTTAATTTCTCCACCTTCATAATCATCGTTAATATATATAACAGCAGAAACTGTACAGTTATATGCTGGACCGTGATCAGCATGAATATTAAAGTGTGTTCCTTCTCCTTCATACTTTACAAAGTTAAAGGCTTCGTAATAAACAACTTCTATTCCCCAATATCTTGCATAGTCATCTATGCACATCTTTAGTTTTTCGTATATCTCTTGATGCAAGTCTATAAGTTCTGCATTTGTTTCGTCTCTTGGCCCTAAGTTTTCTTGCTTGTATTTAAAATCTACACAATCTCTTGCTTTTTTAATTGCAACATCAGAATTGGTAACTTTTGCTTCTGACCAGTTATACTTTTTGTTTTGTGACAAGTTTGACTCAAGTGTATCTATATATCTTTTTGCATCTTCAGAAGAAAATGTGTTTCTATATATATTTAACCCAAGACCTGGGTTCTCAACAGTGATATTCCCATTAAGTGATCTACCAACTCTGGTTGATGTAGTTTCTGATCTATCTTTTGTAAACCAGTGATTATCATTTTCGTCGTAAACATTCATTATTCATACCTCCTAGGTTTCCATACTTTGTTTTTATATACTCCGCCATCAGGCACTCTATACTTCATAGAGTTTGTTCTATTTTTCTCATATATCATATTTTCATCTTCGATAATAATCTCAGATGACCAGTCTTCTCTTTTAAAAGGTATTAACTGTACAAATGGCGTACCTGCTGGAACCACCCCAGAAAAACCTTTTCTTATAAAGAATGGCATTGATCCAAGAAGGTTAACTGTATCATTATCTATGATTCCAGATGTAGTTAAGAACGGTAGTTCAAACCTATTAAATGGTTGCGAATACAATACGCTATAGCCCTCTGGAGTCTCAACACCCCAATCTGGAAACCACGCAAAGTGACCATGATGATATCCTTCAGGATGTTCAAACTGAGGCATTTTTTGTCTTGGGGTACAAAACTCTTTATATCGTGCATCAGAGATTGTGACTGTAAGAGTTTTAGAATCTTTTTCTATAAACTCTATATCACATGGAGTTTTTAGTGTATAGCCTGTACCCATAATATCAAAAATTGCTGGACATGCTTTCCAAGTAGGGACTTTTCCATTATCTGGTCCCTTCCAAAATGTGCCATCTAACTTTTTAGCAAATCTGTCTGCTTTCCTATACCACTCTGGAATAGTCTTAATTATAGGAGATGGAACAGATGCAGATTTATCTGTTAAATCAGCCTTATTAGAGACAAATTTGATTAAGTTGTTCATGACCCAGTTTCTTGATAAAATTCTGGCTTATGATACTTATCGCTATAATCAAGCATAGTGACTAGTGAATACTTTGTTCCATCATTTACTGGCATTGCTCTATGTGAATACATATATGTTGATGGGAAAATAACAACATCTCCTGCAACTGGTGTATAAAGAAGATCCTGATGCTGGAAGTGTAATCCACCACCTGTATAGTCATCATTTA